CCATCTCGCTTCAACACTAGCTCTCTTAGCTTACGCCAACGGCTGGTGCTGCCACCTTTCCAGTTGCTTGACATCAATGCCACCCATGCTTTTGCCAATGAGCAAATGCCTTGCAGCTTGATCCTGAATATCGATGGGCAATGTATCTCAAGCTCCAATCAATCATCCTGTATCCATCAAGGTTTCGATATTTAGTATTACGCATTTGACCTAATCCAAAGTGATTGCCATTGGGATTGATAGCTTCTACTCTCCAGTTGCTTTCCTTTGTTATTAGCTGATTAAAGCATTGGAATTGTTTGTAGTTAATGATCCGTGAATGTGCATAAAGCTTTAATGAATCAATTGATGTTGTTTGTTTCACAGCTTCTGTTGCATTAGCCGGTGTAATGCTAATTACACATAGCACGGCCCAAACCATCAAACATCGGCTGCGAGCTATCCGGCTCACCGGCTCGCTACCTCGTGTAGATGGTATTGCTACTGTCAAGCAAGGAGCGTAATCTTGAGCGATTCCAACAGGTTTCGCACACCTGTGCATAACTCCTGTGGATAACTTTCTCATGACTTACCCCATCCCGTGCCTTTGAATACAGCTGCAACATTGCTCCAAATGCGTTTCATTGGAATAGCGCACACCATGCAATCACCTGCATCAACATCGCCATCACTATCAATTGCACGATTGATGATTGCCATGGTGCCACATTGATCACATTTGAATTCATAGGTTGCCATCACTTAGCTCCCCAATCCGGGCATCATCAACAATCTTGATGCCAAATGTGCCACATCCCATGCATTGGGCAAACCATTCATGCTCTGTTAATTCTGTGCCTTTCTTCAAACCAAATCGTTGTTTTGGCTTTCCGTAAAGCTTCTTGCAGATTGAACAATCAAACATAAGGATGTGCATAATTACTCCATTGCAATGTCTCGATGGGTTGTAAATTGGTTTGAGGCACAGTCCAATTGTTTTGGCTTGTGTTTTTGTATCGTGGCTTTTTGGCTATTGCCACCGGAATCCAGCCAATGATGTGCAGCTTTGGTGAATGGCCCGTGACTAGCACAGCAATATCACGATCATCTCGGTCGCTTTCTTGTATCCATAGATTTGATGCAGGATTGGCTGACCATTTGACCTCAATGTGTTCGCCCACATCAGCTTTGGATTTGTCCCATGTGATGCCAGGTTGATAGTCATAACCCAATCGCCTAGCAACCAGCCATTCAGCTGCCATGGATTCAGCCATTTGCGCTACATACTCAAACCATGAAAGATTCTTTTGAAAGCGCGTGGGATGGTCTGCATTGCGATCCTTGCAATGTTCGATGGCTGACACCATGCATTGAGCTTCATCGGCTCTTGTAATCATCGGCAATCACCGCAAAACCAAATGATGTTATCTGTGCGGTCATAGCCTTTTTGGTATCCAAATTTATCAAATCGCCTCAGCTGTGAGCATTTGTCACATTGCTCAATTTTGTATTCTTCGACCACAACACCATTGCACAGCAATTTGGCTGTCATGCTTTGTGGATGGATGATTTCAATGTAATCGCTCATTTGAACACCACCCAAATCATTGCACCCAATGCCACAATTTCAATTGTTGCCAGAATTACAATTAATCGTTTTTTTCTCATGATCACACCTGTGGCTTAAATGTGCCATCGCTGGTCAGCACATACCATCGAGGTTTGCATTGATTTTCTTTCACTTTCTCGCTGCAAAAGTATCCAGCCCAAGCTTTAGGTGCATCGGGTTTGCTTTGATTCCATCGCATTGATCCATGTGAGCACATGGGCGCGGCATCGGCCTCCCAAGCTGTGTCTTTTACTTCTTCGGCTTCTTCTCTGGTCTGGTAGCTAGGCACATCGCCATGCTTTGTTGTCCAGTAGTCATAGTCAGCAGCAGGTGTTTCTGTTTTAACCAAGGCCATAACCTCCTTGCTGGCCTTTTCCGTGCCACCCATGACCAGAGCCATCACGCGCATCAAAGCTGATGTGCAGGTGTCCTCAATCATCCAGCGTTTCATTTTGTCCGGATAAGCTGCCAAAAAGCCGTGTGCATAATCCACACCGGCCGGCTCTGTTTCTAGCTGATTTCTAAAAGCTTTGGCTTGTACCAGCACATATCCTTTTTCGGCATTGAATTCAATGATAAGCGTTTCCAAACGGCCTTGAGGATAGGTCGCAATCCAACGATCGGTGCGATCCTTGTTGCCTTCGTAATTGTCCATGAAAGCCATTAGCGCACCGCCTGAGCTGATGCATGACGGCTTACCGCTTTGCCTCGCTGATAACCATCTTTGTGGCCTTCTTTGTATCCAATTGCATAGCTCATCAATGCCCATAAAATGCAGGCAATTGCCATCAATACAAACAATCCGATTTCATTAGTCACTTTGTTGCTCCCGTTTCTGGGAGCCGTGTCTCAGCTCCCGAAATAGAGCGTGACAGGCCAATCTGACAAAATCAAGAATCCCGCCTAAATTGTGGCGTGTCGCTACTTCTTTAAAGCTATTTCGAGCAGTAATTGATCCAATCGGTTTTCAATTCTGCTCACTTGATCCTTGAGAGAATTGCCCCCATTCGGTGAAAGCTCGCGCATGATTGATTTCACCATGAATCGCATTGATGAATAGATGGCAGTCAGCACCGCAATGACAAGCCCACCGACCGCCGTCCATTCACCCACACTCACTTCTTTAGGCCAAGATCATCTTTAGGATTTGCCCAACGCGCAAGCATTGGCACTAAGCCAGCCACCATGCCCATTGCCAAATCTTTTGGATTCTGATTGCCAGTCATCCATACAGCCAATGCACCAGCTACAGAGCTTCGCGCCCATGATGCAAACAGAGCTTTTGCTTGATCCATTATTTCTCTCCTTTGGGTCTGTCCGGTAAATCACCGGTAAATGAGACATAAGCCGGCCGGCCATATCCCACAACAAATGATCGCGCTCCCAAGGTTCGTGATTTAACCATCACTTCACCGCCATTTCGTTGATCTCCATCACCGCTGGTGTTGCCTTCAATTGTCACAATTTGTTTTTCCGATGCTCGGATTACCAAACCGATGTGATTGATTGTCACCTTGTCATCAATGATGAAATCAAAAAACACAAAATCACCAATCTTTGGTGTTTCGTGCCATTGCTTGTTTTTCTTAAATGCCTCAGCTCCAGCTTTGGTGCTAACCACATTTGGCACTTTCACGCCAGCTTGATCCGCGCACCAATTCAGAAATGACCCACACCATGGCAGCTTGTCAGCTTTCATATATTTGCCATACTTTGTCTCGTTGTTTCCAGTCTCAGCTGTGCCAACTTCGGCAAGAGCAATCTGAATTAAACGCGGCAATGTGCCTTGTGCAAAAGTCACAATCCAAGTGCCTTCAAATCATCAGGAGTCAAACCAAGTGCAGCCAGTTTTGCCTGTGCTGCGTTTTTGTCTGCTTCTGCCTTTGCATTTTGTTGGGCTTGAACTGCTTCCACTTCTAACAATAAGTTTTCTAACTGTTTTTTTGTGGGTTTTGCAATATCTACACTATGCCAATCCAAGGTATTGTAATCATCACCTAAAAGTGTCCATTGTGCGTTTGGATTGTAGAGATTTATTGCTTCCGCTAATTTTGCCATTATGCACCAATTTCCATTGCAACCATCGAACTCGTTTGAGGCTTATCACCATTATTAGTATAAATTCCATATACACTCGTATCGTTTGTCACTCGTAATTTATATGTCAATGCTGATGTCGTAGCGGGACTGTGTAAATAGGTAAATGGAACGTTCATTTGTGGATATGCATAAGGTAAACATTGCCCACTTATTGTCCTAAAAATTAAAGTATTGGAAGCATTAACTAAATCCAAATCAACTAATTGAGCATTTGTACCTGTTGATTGATTGTTGATTCCATTTAACATTCCAGTAATTAAGATTTTGCTCGTTGCTGAACTAGGCGTAATACTGACTGACATACCTGTTACATCTGTTGGAGTTGCGGTTTTTATGGATTGATAACTTGTGGCGTTTGCAGATACTACAACTTGCAATACTTTGCCACCGCCAGCAGGCGTAGCCCATTTAACTTTATACGGGCTAACTGTTGTATCGGCCGTGAGAATTTGACCTGTTGTGCCAATTGGCAAATTGTCGTAAGTGCCTGAACCTGTACCAACAACAATGTCACCTGAGGCGGTAATTGTTGTTGCCATGTCATTTGTAATTGTTACAGCTCCGGATGTGCCACCACCTGTGATGCCTGTGCCAGCAGTAACCGCTGTAATATCACCAACATCATTTGTAATCCAAACAAAATCCATGTTGGCATTTGTATTTTTTGCAAGAATCTGGCCAGCTGTGCCACCTAATAAATCAGCCATTGATGAATCTACAGCTTGGCCAAAAACCTCAAAATCGGCAGGCAAATCTGTAACCAAATCTGTGGCCGTAGGCATTTGCCAGCCAAACGAACTCGTAGGATTGCTCACTTGTTTTTCTCCTTACGCCACAATCGTGGCATTGACCCAATCCAAGGTTGGATTGATTGTGTTCCATCTCTCTGTCACCGGCACATCGTTCCATTTCATGGCTTGCAATGAAAACGCTAGTGGAGACAAAATCAAGGAAACGCTGATCTGATTATATCTGGCCGAAAATGTCCAGCCTTCAACAAAACCCAAATAATCGCCGGAATTCATGTTGAGTGGCAGGTTGGCGATATTGACCGGCATGCCCATAAAAACAGAAATCAAATCATCACGATCTGAATCATCAACCTCTGGGTTGGTCAGCTCGTAAGTGATATTGCTGAAATTGTATTGCGGATAAGCTCTGAGGCTGAGATAAAAATCAGCTTGATCTTGAGCATCGGCTGCATTGTGCAATGTGGTGCTGATGATTTGAGCCAATTCCCCATACAGACCAATTGAGGCAGAATCTGATGCAGATTTTTCTGCTGATGATGTGGCATTATATTTCAGCGTGATTGAATTTCGCACATCGCCGGCACGCTGTTGAATGCTCAAACCTGATGCCAAAGCTTGATTGGCATCCAAATCCACATATCCATTGGCAGCTAGATATGTGGTGCGGTGAGTCGAATCTGCATAGCCAATTTGGCCGGTGCCGGATTCAAAAATGTAGCCCAATCCTGATGTGGCCAAAGCTGAAACCAATGAATAAACATCGGTGCGAGAGCTTGAGCGAGCTGCCAATTCATAGTTTCCCGGCCGATCAATGTCACCAAGCCCGGAATTCTGTGCATTATTCCATTGAGTTGATGGCGGTGAATATGTAGCCCATGTCAGAGCTTGTGGCACTTCTTGCCATGAATCGAACAACACACCTTTTAAAACATCATAAATCTGATCACCATCGAATTTTTTGGAAAGCACGCCATTGGTCAAAGCTTTTGGCAATCGAGCCAATGCGCCCAACGCGATGATGCTGATCCGTTGTGCATAATCCACATTGCCAATTTCTGCCACAGTAATGCCAACTTCGACCACCGAACCACCAAAAATTGGCACAAATGTAGCTGTGGAATTTTGCAATTCAATAGTGATTGAATCATTGATTTCAATTGGCACATTAGCTTGATTAAGATTAACAATTTCTAAATTGGTGTATCCGGCCTGTGCTTGCTCATAAATGTTTCTGCGACCGCTGGAAATTGTAAGGTTTGACAAAATGGCGGTTTGATATTGAACACCGCCAATTGTTACGCGCCAAACCGGATTGAAAATTGTCATTAGATTCCCACCAAAGCATTGGCCCCACCTGTGCCACGATAAAATGCGTTGTTGAGAGTATCCACAAGAGTTCTAGCTGTGCCTTCCGGATCAATGGCTCCGCTCACATTGATTGTGATTCTGTCAGCTGTTGAAAGCCCACCTGTTGCAGCTGTTCGAGCTGCAGCTGCTGCATCGCGTGCTGCATTTAATCGCGCTGTTTCTGCCTTTAATTCTTCACGCCTTAAAATGGCAGCTTGCATGGCTGGTGAATATGCTGAAAGCGGTGCGCCTGTAAATGTTGGTGAATCGGTTGATGGCATAAATGTTGTGCCACCGGTATCAAATCCCCCACCTGCCCCGGTGTCAGCTGTTGATCCTGCATCAAAGCCTGTGCCAACCTTTAAAGATTTGTCATTGGAATCGCCAAAGAAAAAGCGAGTAACCGGGTTATCTTTAACAAAATTCACAAACTCTTTTATCTTGGTGACTGTGCTAGAAATGAATCCAACAAGCTTTGAAAAGCCTGTGACCAAGCCACCCACAAGCGTGCCAATAACCTCAAGAGCTGTTTTGAAAGTACCGCCCAAAAGTGGTGCAAGGTACTTTTTGATGAATTCCCACACAGCAGCGAGCGAATCATAGAATGGCTGAAGCTCGTCTGAATTATCTGAAATTGCTTTTTTGATTTTATCAAATGCAGATTTTAATCCTTCAAGAATTGGGCCTACAACCGAGGCAATAGCCGGGATAATCTCCTCAGATAAAAATCTCCACCATGTGGTCAAGATTGGCAGCAAATCATCCCGAATCACTTTGAAGATGTCTGCAAATACAGGCCCCAATGTTTTGCCTAAACTATTGGCAAAATTGGTTATTGCTGGAATGCCTTTATTCACAAAGCCATCAAGCAATGGTGTAAGCGCATCCAACACATACGATCCAACAGTTTCTTTGGCTTCATCAAATGCCACATTTAATCTGAGCATTTTGCCTTCAAAAGTATCGGCTTGCTTTGATGCTTGGTTTTCAAATGTGCCGGCCAATTTAGCTGTGATTTCTTCAAATGACATAGTTTTCAGCTCTGCTGCACTAATGCCAACGCCTAGTTTTCCAAGAGCTGTATTCTGACCTTCTGCGCTTTTTGCAAGCGCATTTGATACGGCCTCCAAAGATTTGCCAGAGCCGGCTGAAATATCCAAAGCCAAAGCTTGTAATTCTTGCGCTCGAGTCACATCTTTTGTGCTTCTCAACAACCGATCAAATGATGGCCTTAATTCATCATCGGTTTTGCCGGTCAATAAAGATGTTTTGAGAATTTGCGCTTCGACCGCTTTGATTTGTGCATTTGTGGCACCGGTAACATTTTCCAATGTCGTGGCCAATTTGGTTTGTGCAGCTTCATCAGCAATGGCAGATTTGACTCCATCAATGAGCAATTTTCCAGCATAAGCTGCAGCAGCTACACCGGCAGCTGCAAAAGCCAATCCAGCCTTTTTGCCGAAATCGCCAATCTTTGATCCAAAGCTTTCAACCTCATTTGAGCCGGTATTAAGACTTTTCTTGAGCTGATCTACATCAGCCAAAATGGAGAGCTTGAGCGTTCTACTTTGTCCGGCCATCACCACTCCTTCAAAATCTTAGTAAAAGCATTTTCCCATTGAGCGATGATATGTGGCTGCTCGGCGCGCAAGGTTGGATATATAAAATATCCTCTTGATCCACGGCCTTCACGGCCTGACCACAGCGGAAATTGTTTATATTTATTGGAGCCAAATTCGTAACCGCCCCAAAGCTGTTGGGTTGTTGCTCCACCACTAAATTTTTGAGAAACAAAGCCAAATGACAATTCGCCAATCTTTGATGATTTGCTTACTCGTGAGCCTTGGGCAATGCGTGATGCCGCTTTATTTGGCCGATTGCCAGCTGATGAAATAATTTTGGATTGCACATAGGTGGCCAATCCATTTGAAACAGCTTTGGCTTGTGTGACGGCTCCTTCATCCATGGCTTTGAAAGCTCTGGTGATTCCGCGCAAATCAGCCTTGTCATAGCTAATTGGATCAGTTGCCATCTCTTGTCCTTAAAATCTCATAAACAGTCAAAACATCTTCGGCCGTTTGAAACTCTGATCGTGACAGTCCGGTTGTGATGGCCAATTCCCAAAGAATCCGGTTTATTGATCCGGATTCGTAACTTTTGGGTTTTCGGTTTCTCCCATGCTGATGTCAGTCACAGTTTCGCACCAAGCTTCAAACGGCTTGACAGGCTTTCCGGCTGCCTCGCGCTTGCTTGCGTGATACGCCAAAAACATCAAATCTGCAATGCCCAATTTCTCAGATACTTGCTGAATAGTGTTTCCGGTTTTCTGTTCCCACTTCATCCACTCCGGTGGGAGCGCGGTATAGGTTGCGCTCTCCCCGGTGGTGAATTCGATTGTGATTGGTAGTTTCATGCTCCCGTGTCCTTTTCTATTAAGTAATTGTGAGAATTGGTGTTGTTACGCATGTGAATGCAAGCGAAACAGTTTGTGCATCCGGTGCTGTGCCTCCGGCTGATGGCAAAATTGGCTGCACATCAAAAGCAAACGATGCTCCAGAATCTGCGCCAAATATGACAGAAAGACCAGTATTTGGTGCGCTTGTTGCAGCTGTCCAAAGTTCTTCACAAAGTGAATTTGCTGCGCCCCAATCTGCCAACATTTCAACAGCAAATGAGCCTTGAGTGTCGGTTGTAAAGTACGCCTTGCCATCGAGTGTCTGATATGTGTTGATTGTTGAATCAACAGTCAAAGTCGCTGATGTAGCTTGAGCATCATAACTATCACCAGCAATGGTGAAAGTGATGTCTCTGCCCGTGATGATTGTTGTTGGCATGATTTCTCCTTAGTTGGTGTAATAGGTGCTGACTTGTAAATCGGCTGTGAGGTATTTGCCCGCACCGACTTCCAATGGTTGTGGTTGATTCACATTGCCGACTACATAGCCATTTGGCATTGTGCTGATGATGCTAATCATCAATTGTTCGAGATTGTCCAAAGCTGCTGCATTATTTGAATATCCAACAACGCCGGTGACAGTCAGATTGACCTTTACTTTTGTTGTTGATCCATTAATCAAAACGCTTTCCAAATATGGCGCATCCGGAATTAAACATATGCTCGGGCTAGTCATTGTCTCTGGAATACCGTTATACACATTGGCAGCAATGGTTGAAAGTGCTGTTTTCAATGGTGTGCGAATTGCGGATTCGATACTCATTGGCACATCGTTTCGACATCTATGAATGGCCCCAAAAGCCCAATTACTCTATTTGTCAGGCTTCGGCCTAAAATGAAAGGTTGTGGCTGGAATGTGTCTGACATGATTTGATTGCCGGGAGCTGTGATGCTTTGAAATATCTCGACCGATACGACCAAAATGGCGTTTTCAATTGGTGGCGTGTTTGCATATAAAGCTGCTGCTGATGATCCGCTCAATGTGGCGGTTGCAGCTGGAATGAATGGCAATGGATAAGTGCGGTCAGCTGCAGCTGTGGCAGCTGTGAATGTGTATGGCTCAATCCGATCATCGGTGACTGTGTAAGTGCCATTGTATGTTCCGGCCCCGGTAACAATGACAGATTGCCCCGGCACAAAGTAATTTGGCCGGATTGTTGTGAAATAAATGACGGAATCACTCACATTGGCAAATGTCACCGATGATTGGTATTGCGTGAGTAACGGCAAAATCGTTTGTTCAGCTGAATCAATAAATGAATCAAGCTGTGCATCAGAATACAAGGAAACCGAGACACCAAGAATTGACCTCAGCTGTGAGGCTGTGACTATTGCTGGCATCTCGGTTCCTTTCGTATCGTTAGCGTTCGGGAGCGACCGCTACCGATGAGTTATTTTTATTCGGCTCAGGTCTGGTTCCAGCATGCGCCAAATGGAATCTTTGGAGCAATTGCTGCATAGCCATAGTAAAGAATGTCAATGGTTCCATCGCTTTGAATTGCTGTGCGCAATGTAAAGCGTGGTGACTCATACCATGTCCATGCATCTGGATTGATAACAGCCATTGAGAAATCTCCGGTTGATGTTGTTGCACCAGCGTTACCAATTGAGCGAGAAACAAAGAGGTTAAGGCCCGGTGAAACTACACCGCGCAAGCTATCGCCTCGGACTGATCCTGCTTGATTGGAAGGTTGCGCTGCATTGTAAAGAGGTGCGCCATTGTCGTTGTAACCCATGATGTTTGTCCATTGTCCAGGAGAAACAACGATGTTGCGTGCAAATCCGAGTGATGATGAATAAACAGCACCGGCAGCTTGTGATGTGTAAGCAAGGAATCCTGTTGATGAGTTTGCATTCACACCTGTTTGCTGACCTGCACCAGCGATTGTGCCAACAGCAAATTCATCAGTTACTTTTGCATAAGCAAATTCAAGATTCTGAAGGAGAGCTGTAAGGTACTCTGGACGGCTGCGGTCAATGAGTTCCACAGTTGAAATTGCGCGACCTTTGAAAGATTGAACAGGTACGCTCAAAAATGTTGCTGATAGTGATGATTCTGTAACAGCTGCATTTTCTGCAACATTGGCCACAGTAGGCACAGCAGTTACGCGAGGAATTTCGAAGGTCATTCCTTCGCCAACAAGAGTTTCACGGCTTAGCGCATCAATCATTCCGCGATCAGCGTTAGCCAATGCATTAACAACTTGTGTGCTTTGTGGTGTTGGCACCATTCCGGGTGCTGTTCCTGTTGTGTTATCTGCTGCCTTGATGTATTGGCGTGAATCTTCATCATGAAGAATTGTTGCCTTTAGGTAGTGCTCAAGGTATGAAACCTTATTCACAATAGGTGATCGTGGAGCTGTGTAGTAGGCAGGTCGTGATGCCTGCACAGCTTCTGCTGGAGCCTCTACCGGTTCAACGGCAGGAGCGGTGTTTTCGGTAGTGTTATCCACTTTGTCTCCTTCATTTGGGTTTGTTATTTCTGCAACTTCATGAGTTTCAGAATCTTCTGATGCTGCTACTTCTGAAACGCGTGCAGATCGCACAGCCGGTTCAGTAACCAATGCCACAGCTGTGAGCTGTCCATTGAGCACCTTCATGGTGCCATCCTTTTGCATTTCATAATTATCAACGGCCAATTCGATGCTGAAACCATCGCGCAAACCATCCATTGCCTCAACGAGTGCATCGGTGCCGGCTGTTGTGTTAGCAATTTTGAAAGTAGCTGTCATTTCTTTGTCATTCACATTCATGGCGATACTTTTTCCAATCCTGCGAGTATTGTCATGCTCAAGGTTAAGAAATACATCATTGACAGCAATTGAGCCACGGGCAAAAACAACCTTGCCGGTGCTCGCGTTTGCGTGCTCGTTGAATGCGACAATTCGGCCGGTGATTGTGCGTGCATCTGAATCTGCAGCTGTAATCTGCATCGGTGTTGTTAGCTTCATGAGATCATATCCTCCATTTGTCTAATTTCATCGGTAGTGATTGCTCCGATGTCGAACAAAATCTTGTAAATCTCTGCGCGCTCTTTTTCTGATCCGCGAAGATATGCCTTCAAATCAAATTCCACGCGCTGTGTTGATGGCGTAAAATCTGGCATTGATAAACGGCTAGAAATAGAGTTCATCAATGGGAGCAACGAGAAATCTAAAAGAGTTTGACGCGCCGTGCTGGCGTTTGCATAGGTCATGGATGATCCAGTCGGCGCATCAATAAAATAAGCCGGAATGCCAACGGCACGGGCCAATTCTGTTGCAATGATTTCACGAGCTGCATTGAGGCCAATTTGCTCTGGTGAGAATCCAACTGTTTCCATTGAAATGTCAGCATTGAGAAAAGCGGTGCCACGATTTCTGCGAGCTGTACCCCAAGCATCCAGCAATTTTGCAATGCGGTCAGCTGGCAATGCTGTGCCATTTGATTTCAAAACCATTGATGGCACCGGTTCGCGCGCATACATTGCAGCTGCTCGCTCAAGCTCGGCACCTGCTCGAATCGTGCGACCTGCTCGATTTAACAAACCTTCATCATTGCCATAAAATACAACTAAACTTCCCGGGCCAGAATCTGGCACTTGCTTTCCATCAACTGTGTAATAAAGAATTGATGTTCCGTTGGAATCTAAAAATGTGCCAACGCGATTGGGTGCAACTCTCCACATTTCGCGCACTCTGCCGGTATCGGCAAAAAGTGACATTACCTGAAAATAACTCCACCCCGTGAAAAGCAAATCCTCACACGCCCAAACCCATGATGCAGCTCCCGGCACTCGCTTATCCGGATCAGAAATCACAACGGGTTGGTCAATTACTTGGCCGGTTGTTTTGTCGCGTGTAATCATGGGAATTGTGGCAATTGAATTGCAGATCATGTTTCTAGCGCGAGCAATTGCCGGCACACTCATTGCTTCTTCACGGCTTGCAAGATAGTCAGCTCCACCGAATGGATAAAACGCATCGAGTGTTGGAGCTGGCCCAATTTGTGCAGCTACATCAGCACCGCGCGATGGCGCGACAGCTTGCAAATTGCTTTTGCGGTCAAATAATCCCATGGGCCGATTTTCCCAAAATGTCAAGCATCAACCCACTAAAACATCAATTTCCGTTTCTGGGCGTGTCGCAAAGTGTGTGCAGAGAGCTGCTGCTACGGCTGCACAAACCGCCGTTTGGCTTGCACGCCTTCCAATAACCCAACCACCATCACCTCTCCGCAATTGCACAGCTGAAAGCATTTGCTCTGTAAGTGAGCTTTGATTTCGGTGCTTGAGCCTGCCCGAATTTATTGCACCCAATAATTCATCACAAGCTTGTGGGTAATCGGCATCCATGTCATGGATTGGAATACCGGCCGGCTGCATTCGCGATGCCACAGCTCCTGATGTGCGCCTTGAGTAAAGCAAATACTCGATGGGATATTTTCGGCAATAACTAGCTGCATCGTTGGCAATGGCCCGATCATCTAGCTGTATCGTGTTTTCCCATGTATGCAAAAGCTTGATGATAAAGCTCTCTGATCCAAGCTTTTGGGCAGCCACTAATGCACAATGTTTTCTGTCCGGTGAAATATCAATGGCCATCCATGTGAGTTTGTCCTCATCAAGATCAATGGTTTCGTCTCCACACTCTTGCCACTCTTTGGCACCAATAACGCTGGAGATTGTTTGAACCCAACGATTTAAAACTTCGGTTTGCACCACATCGGGAGGATCATTGAAAACCGAGCGGATATTGTCGGGGTGAATTGTTATGTTGAGTCCGGGATTGGCGAATGCCGCGTTTTCCAAGCTAATTTCATCGGTAGGTGCCGACCATTCAAAATAACCTACATCATCAGCTGCACCACTAGCTGCAGCCAATCCGCGCTCGCGCAATTGGTTGAGCACAATTGAGTGCGAATCACCGGCTGTCGAAAAACAGCTAATTTGCGGATTTTTAGCAGCCATCAATGTGTATCTCAAACTCGCAAAAGTTTCCATATCGTGCAGCTCTCGGATTTCATCCATATGAACGCTCTCCGGTTTTGATAAACCTCTAGCTGCTGATCCACCAGCTTTGATGACAAACCGCGATCCTTCTTTGGTTTCAATCTCCTCGGCTCCATGTTGCCACCTAATTCGCTTCACGCGTTTGGCCAAATCATCATTGCTTTCCACAATCTGCACAATTGCTCGAAATTGCTCCAGCGATGTCACCAATCGGTGAGCTGTGGAAACCTGCAAGCTTTCATTCCAATGGAAAAGCCCCATCAAGATTCTGGCCATCATGTAAGTGCTCTTGCCATTTTGGCGTGCGACTGTGGCCACCGAAATTGGATGGTGGTACCGCCCATCAGCTTTGATTTTCAAACTGTGCTCGGCCAGCCATTTTTGCCATGGCATAAAGCCACCTTCAATGATCTGGTCAGCGAAATCAATCAATTCAAAGCCACGCGATGGCAAATCATTGAGCGGTGAGTGGATTCGTGGAGCTGTTACCGGCAAAAAAACCGATTCCAGCCCGTTTGAGCCTAGTTCAGCCGGTTGCCCACCAATGATGACCTGTTCAGCCTTGATCATGACTTATTGACTCGTTTTGGGGTACAAACAGGCCATGGAGAGTCGGGGGTGTCTTGTCCGTTTCAAAAAAACGACCTCCTTTGACTAAATTACAATTTTGGCACAATTGCCTCAGATTCCAGATTTCATCTCCTCCACCAAGCCGTTTAGGTATCACATGATCAATGTGCATTGGGCCTTCTGTTTGCCCACATGTTTGACAGCTTCCATCTCGCTTCAACACTAGCTCTCTTAGCTTACGCCAACGGCTGGTGCTGCCACCTTTCCAGTTGCTTGACATCAATGCCACCCATGCTTTTGCCAATGGGCAAATGCCTTGCAGCTTGATCCTGAATATCGGTGGGCAATATATCTCAAGCTCCAATCAATCATCCTGTATCCATCAAGGTTTCGATATTTAGTATTACGCATTTGACCTAAGCCAAAGTGATTGCCATTGGGATTGATAGCTTCTACTCTCCAATTGCTTTCCTTTGTTATTAGCTGATTAAAGCATTGGAATTGTTTGTAGTTAATGATCCGTGAATGTGCATAAAGCTTTAATGAATCAATTGATGTTGTTTGTTTCACAGCTTCTGTTGCATTAGCCG